GTTTCAAGGTCCGCCGTAGCTTCCAATTGCGCATTACCAAAGGCAACTGCAGTATTAGCGGCTGGTGCCTGTTCTTTTTCGAGTGCATTCACAGCTTCCCCTGTAGCTACTACCGGGCCTGCGTTTACTTCTTCAATATTACTCGTGAACGGTATACTGTTGGGATCAAAAGCGGCCGTTGTAGGCGGTTTCTTTTTTGTAACAGAATTTACCAGCTCTAATTTTTGTCTTAAAACATCATAAGCTGCCGCTGCTTCCAAGGCCTGGGTGCTATCTGCTCCAAATTCAGCGGCCAGGTTCTTTGCATTGATCTGCGCTTGCTTTGTTTCGTTTTGAAGCTTTTGGTACGCAGATGAAACTTCTTTTGTTGCCCCCGCAGTTTGCGCGGCTGTTGCAACTACGCTTTGCCCGGTTGCTTTATATTCTTTCCATTCGTCAGCAATTTTTCTAATGGCTGATGCATGATCACCATACGTTTTCATGTATTGGCCCATGCGCTGGCCTACAAACTGGGTCCATGTAAGATTTTCTTTTTGCGCTACTGTATTCTCTTGTGTAGCTGCTGTGGATTCGTGCATATGAGCTGCATGATCCTGCAATGCTTTGCCAACATTGGTTTTCGAAAGTGCTGATATAGTAGTATTAAGTTGCTGAATGGAAGTGTTTAACTGATTTGCCGCTTCTCTGAGTTCCCTCATGCCTGTTAAGCTTCCTACATTGATGGGATTTTTCTTAACGTTCTGAATAGCTACTTCAATACGGTTTATTTCCGCTATCAGCGCATCAATTTCCGGTGTTACCTCAGAGAGTGCAACAATATCACCTTTGCCTATTAAAAGTTCATCAGCCATTAGCTACCTTTTAAAGTGTTTCTCGACAATTTGAAAAATACCGGTCTAAAAAATGGTCTGTATTTAATTTTAGAATCAGAATCCAACCCGTATATTCCTGGATACTTTTTTTCTATGTCATTTGCGGCCCCAAAAGAAGCGGCTATGGTTATTTTTCCGGGGTCCACGGTTATGTCTATCGTGCTATGATAAACTCCCGTTATAAAAAGATTTGGTACTCCGGATGGCCTTAAATCATTTGGAGTTATTCTATCCTTCCAGTCTGAATATCTTTTTGCTGATTCTGGACTTTTGAAATAAGGGTCATTAAAATAAGTTGGCGCCAAGTGTTGCCCAAACCGATTTTTACCTTCTAAAAGTTGCTCTTTATTTAACTCCAAATATTTGTCCTTGGTATTGTCAACGGTTTGGTCAAGAATAGCAGGAAGCGACTGTTTATACGCGTTCAGTTTTCTTTGTATGGCTCTTACTCCCGGCATTATCTTTTTGATTTACGCTTTTGCTCTTCCATCTGTTTTACATAAGTACGGTATCGATTTACCAGGAGGCAGAATTCATAGGTACTGATTGACATCGGTATTTCGCGGCCTTCCATAGATTTTAAGTTGAGCATGATCTGAATAAAATATCCATGGTCCTGTACGATTTCTTTTTTCTTGTCATCAATGGTAAGGTTTGAAAGGTGTAATAGTTGCTGTTCGGCGAGTTGGTAGTTTACCAGATTTGAAGCATTGCGCATGGAACAGTCCTTCAAATATTTTATGAACTCTTCCTTTTTATCAGGGTCAAATTTGTATCTGTGCTGAACAATCTTATTTAAAGCTGTTATCCATGATTTAACTACAATTCCCTTCTGATAATATCCATTAAGCAGTTCAATATATTTTACAGCCAGATCATGCTTGCATTTTGCTTTTTGATAGTCCTGGAATGCGGATGCGTATTCTTTCTGCCCATCATCTTTTAAAGCATCGTTGTACTGTTCTACCAAATCATTCCATGTCAGTTGAACAATGGCGTCAGGAGCTTCGCCTTCCAATATCAGCCCCGAATAATCTCTCTCAACAAATGCATTTATAAACGCATCCATGGGTAGCTTATGAATTGAGGTAATAATTCTGTATGCTTTGACTTCAGACATAGGAAACTACTGTTTTAATATTGGCGCTCATTCCGTTTTGATAAGCAAAGAAGGCATCGTAAAAAGCAAGCCCGTTTTCTTCCTGCACAATTGCTATGGATCGCTGTTCTGTTTTTGCTTTTTCGGTAGCCTGTGCAATAGCAATGTTTAATTGTCGGTCAATTCCTTTTTGTGAATCAAAACAATTTGAGCAACCTTCCATAATCAATCAGGGTTATAAATTCTAACTGGTCTATGCATTCTGGCTATGCTCCTTTCAATATCTTTAATGTGGTCAGAACATACTTCTATTTGCCTTTTTATGAATCTTGCCCGGGAGCTTTCTTTGTCTTCAATTATGTTATAATTTTCGATCAATGATTTATAACACTTCTTCAAAGACTCGTATTTATATGCTATATCCATAAACACCTCCTTTAAACAAAAAAGGGCGAGCTAGGTGTACCATACCCGCCCGCCCAACTGATCTTTTAAAATCTTTTCTCCCGCTTCTAAAAGGATCGAAGATTTTTAGACACTATAAAGAACTGTCTTCAATTATTTTTTACCCTTCCCTTTACCTGTAGTTTCCGGAACTTCTTCCGCAACAGGACCTTCAACAAAACCTTCTTTCACTTCGTCGGCCTCTTTTGTTCCTTTGGCCAGTTGCCATACTTCTTTTAATTGGTCTTCTGAAAGACCCGTATGTTTTTCATGCTTCTGAAATTCTGCGAGAGTTTTTCCTGCTGTTGCTTCTTTGTCAAAAGAGAATTTATCTTTTGATCCTGGCACGCTATAGTTTATTGATTCTTTACCACGAGGCATATAAAAAAGTTTTATTGATTATTTAGTAAGGATGATAAATTCGGGTTCGATTCCTGTTACATTCGCAGCATTCAGCGTTGGTACATCATCGGGCACCAATTTGATCTTGTCTCCTGCGGCCAATGCCGTGTAAGCAGTAGAATCAAACGTGAACACAAGGCGCTTGTTTGTGGAGTCGTACGTTACTGATGTAATGCTAAGCGGTGTACTAAATGTTGCTCCCGTAAATGCGCTCCAAAGCGTTCCTGAGGCAATTGCGCTATATTGAGACGTTACATCCAATCCATTTCCGATTTGCGCTGTTGGAACATACAGTTTTACATAGTGTACATTCGAAGCGTGTGCAATAGGCTCAACCAAATTCACATCGTTTAATCCTTTCAAATCACTTGATGAGAAAGAGGAAGGAGCAATGGCAGCGTTTTCAACAAAGTCCTTAGAGTTTACAATTGATATTGTGACTTTAGTCCATTTGGCGTTGTTGGCATCTCCAAAACCACGGGGTTCAACACCAACCAAATAATCAGCTCCAAAGAAATTGCCTGCACTGTCCTGAGCTCCCCAATTATTGTATCCGACATTGTCATCAACAATAACTACCGGAATTACCTTACCATCAAACGCCATGATTCTTTTTTCCGCTGCCGAACCGGCCAATAAATCAAACTCATATCCTGGCTTTGACCTTTGAAGTTTTACCTTCAGTCCGTAACCAGACGTGCCGTATTTAGCAGCTTCTGTTTGATCTGCCGTTCCTTGTATCACCGGAAGAGGGAACATTTTATCAGCATCACCTGTTGATAGGTTGATCGCATCTAACATAGCCGCTTCATAAGAATCCTCATCGACGGTTTCGGATGGCGAAAACACCTTGGAACCAAAAATTAGCACTTGCGGATTACCTCTTGTAAAATCGCAATCTACGTTACCGGTATTTTTACCAATAGTTGAGCAATTTGAAACTGACATTATTAAAAAATTTAGATTTTTAGCATTTATTCCTGATGCCTAATACACAGTTTTCGAGTAAGATGGCATCAATCATCTTTTCCCATAGGTTAGTAGAATTGGTACCATTAACGGCCCCGCCTCCCCAGTAATACAGATTATATTTTTTATGATCGATCTTGTAAGGATTATTTAGCTGACGTTCTTTTTTAAGTTCCTGAACCAATAACTCATAAACCGGTAAAAGTTTTGGTTTGTAGTTGTTAGTCATTCTTTCGGCCATGCTCCACTGATCATTTGATTGCAGGCCTATGATGATATCATTTCCGCTCACGCCATAAATGTCCTGCCGTCTTCTATCTTCACCTTTTTCAACCAACCAAACAACCACTGTTTCAGGATCGTAGTTGTAAACAGATTTTGATACTTCCTGCATGGGACCAAAGGCAAACTTTACTTCAAAAGGATCTGCATCAGCAGTTGTAACAGCATTGATTCTATCAACAACATCACTTACTATATCTGATAATATTGGAAGTGTAGTTACCATACGGAACGGGAAGTGATGTAAGGTGTTTGAACGTTAATTCCTAAATCTGCCTCCAGTTGTGAAATCCTTGCTTTTACGGCTGCACGGTCATACTTTATTTGGCTTGAAACAAAACCTGCATTGTTGCTATTGGTTACATCTGCTGTTGTGAGCAGTACCCTGCAAATCTGCAATGCTGCTTTCTTAACACCTGTTTCTTTGGCGCTGTCGTAAGTATCAGCTCCGGTAAGTGTATTATCCAGAATTGCCTTATCGACTAAGTTTGAATTACCAGGTGCGAAGCCAAGTTCCGATATGATCGCATCCTTAACCGTCATAAAAAATCAAAGAACTATTTTGCTTTGTTAAGCGCTGCCTTGCGAGCAGTTGCTGCTTTTATAACTGTTGCTCTTTCATCATCACCAATAATAGCATCCACATCTTCAACAGTTTCGGCGACTGCAATTTTTTCAATCAACTCTTTTGCAGTTGCAGGTGTTGTTGAATCATTTGTTCCTGATCCACCACCTTCGCCATCATCAGAAGTGCTTTTTTCTTTACCTTCTTCAACATGGCCATTCTTTTTCAAAAACTCCAAATCCTTCTCGCCCAGTTTCGATACATCAGCACCTGGATGATGAAGAACTCCTTTGGAATCTCTGAACTTATTTTTCAGTTTCATGATGAAACGTTTTAGTTAGAAAAAAAATTAAACGAAATCCGCCTGCACAGTGTCTGTTTCGAGAACATACACCTGGTCAACATTCACACCAGGGAACGCATTCATTTCCATTCCGGTAAATTCTACCAAAGGATCACTTTCGGCCCACTTTGAAACCAGCGTTGGCCCAAAGTCAGCATAGCTCTTATCCTTTACTGCATGAATTTTTTCCATTGACACTGCATTGAACAGCGTACCAACTTTACCGGCAGGAACAAACGAAACGTTATTGGAATTAAATGGTTTGATGTATGTATCCTGTCCATCAACTTCAACTCGGGTTACGTGATTTACAATTTCAATTTCGGGCCACTTGTTAGCGGACATCAGCGAATTGATATTGTCAAGGGTATTGGCAAAAGTGCCGTTCGTTTTACCGATGTTGAAGAAGCTTTTCAATTGGTCCTGAACCTGGGTAGTTGCTTTGAAAATTTGGAAGAGTTCAAAGCTCATAAGAATCTTACCAAACATGATACCGCGGCTATTCCAGTTTTTGTTCAGGAATGTTTCAATATCAGTAATTGGTTTTGCCGTGGATGCACTTGTCCAAACAATAGGCACACCTTGTTTTTGGTATGTCTTCGCCAAAAGATCAATTACTCCGTAAGGAATACCATCAGGGTTGTTCGTCAGGTTAATATCGATTTGCAGTGTTGACAATGCCTGCAAAAGCATTAAATCAATTCTTTTATCACCTGATACTGCCGCTTGCTGAAGATCGCTATTCAAATAACGAACGAGAGCTTCGTTATTGTTGCCGGCTAAAGGCAGTGCTTTCAATACTTCCAGTGCACGCATATCATCCTGGTTCATCTTGAACTTTTCTTTGATCGCAGGAATCTTTCCCTTGTACAGTTCAAGGTTTGGACGGCTTCTTAATGGTGCCGGTGCATCACTATCAACGATAGATGCTGCAGCAGCAATTCTTTCACGTCCAATAGCCGCGTCAAAGTTCAAACTCATTTGAGGCAGGCCCAGTGTTAACCAGTTGCGCCAAATGGATTTTTGCTCTAACTCCAACAAAGAACTGTCTATAAGGAATTGCAGGTTTTGGCTCGCTGCAAGATTCGAAAAGTAACTTGGAACAATCACGACTTAATATTTTGATTGTGAATAATTATTTCGACTGGGAGTAAATGATCTTACTTAAACCTGTTATTGCTGCAATAGTTGCATTGTAAGGCACACGGCGTGCATACACAGTACCACGGATCACAGCAGATACTTCTTCATCAACACCTTGCTCACCAACTACGGTATCAGCATACAACAATGCATTAGCTGCTGGGTAAGCAGATGCAGTTGCGCCGGTTGCTGTTGAACCATACATCAAATCGCCGGCTGTCGCTGCACCGATGGTAGTACCAACAGTGATCACATCATAGTCAGCGTTCGATGTATCAATAGCTGTGATAGCATAAGCCTTTCCACCAGCTGCACCAGTTGCGAAGTAGTCACCCACTTTTAAGGTGTGACCTTTCTTTACCTGGTATGTGGTATCAGTACCTCCTGCATTAGCATACAAAACACCCGAAGGCAGAATTGTTGCTGTACGAGCCGATTCATTTACAATCAGTGGAGTTCCCGCTGGAATGACAGTATCTTTCGGAAGAGTGGTAGTATCAAGTAATACACCGCCTTGCAAAAGTTGAATATCTTTTCCGAGACCCTGCCATACAGGTATTGAGCCAGAACCAACGGTTCTTGTAAGCTTTAATGACATGTTGAACTATTTTGAATTATTTACTTGCTGCTGTTGCTGGTTTGTTCTTTTCAACGTAAGCTTTGATCTCGGGGCTGATGGTTTTGTTATCGGTTCCGCCTCCACCTGATCCGCCGGCACTTGGCTTTGCTGTTGAAAGAACTGTGAGACCTTTATCAGAAGATTCTTTAACCAGTTCTGCAAAATCTGCATTCACATCATCTGCAAAGGCTTGTAAATCCTCTTCCTTTTCAGGTAATGCTCTTTTGTTCCAAAATTTTTCAGGTACATCTTTCAAGAGATCAGCAGCTTTCTGCTTAATGGTTGATTGTGTTTTTTCCTTTTGCAAGGAATCTACTTTGGCCATTAAATCTTTTGCCCATGCAGGTGTACGATCGGGAGACTTTTTTGTTGACTTGCCGCCACCGTCTTTACTATCATCAACATCTTCGTCATCGATGTCTTCATCGTCATCTTCAGTTTTATCCTTGCCTTTTTTGGGATGTTGTTTTTCCCATTCTTTTTTGGCATCGGTAACCCTGCGATCACCTTCTTTTTGAAAATCTGTTGCTAATTCTTGGATTGATGCGGCGTTATCGTAGTCAGTAATTGCTTGTTCGATCCCGCTTTCTTCTGTTACTTTTTTTGCCAGTTTGTCTGCAATAAGTCCCAGAAATTTTTTATCCAGCCCTGGGAATTTCTTCACCAGTTCTGCGAAAATTTTGTTACGCATAGAGAAGTAAAAGAGCTGTTTTTTAATAAAACTCCTGTAAACCTAATCAGCGAAGTGAGTTGTGTGCAAATTGTAAAACTCCATTTTGTTTGCTGGTGGAGATGTTGAAAGAAAAAACGGTAATTATTGAAAGTAGCTTGCAAGAGCTTTCTTATGCGACATTTTGATTTTGCCAACAAAAACCCCCTGTCAATTCAGGGGTTTTGATCTTTCAAGTGTTTATTCAGCAGTTTTTCAAACTCTTCGATTCGCATGTAAACGGCAAATGTGTCACGGCCTCTCATTGCCAGGTAAAATGATTCTTCAGAATCAATATCGGGCCGGTAAGATTGAATGTCAAAAGGATTTATCTTCTCCCAATTTTCAATTAGCTCACCTTCTTTGCCAGTAAGTTCTTTTACTTCTGTGTTGTACTCCTTGATTGGAAGTTTTATAAAGCGATCGGTAAACACTATTCTTTTGGATTTTTCATTTTCCCAATTTCTTCTTCAGTAAAAACATGATCTGATATATCGCTTTCATCAATGTAGATTGGAAGCTTACCGTGTACTGATACTGGGTAAGTTGAAATGCCCAATACTTTTAGATAAACCTTTCCAGTCTTGGCGACTTGTTCTCTTTCTTCATCCGATAATTCCCAACATGAAATATGCGCATGCGTTATTACTGCTTTGTCTTTATCGGTTGGTCCGGGCACATAAGTAGCTATTCTCGAAACAGGTAAACCATAACATTGATTATCTGTCATTGTCCGCGGCTTGCCAATAAAATCATTGCGTTGTGGAAAGTCGATTGCGTGTCCCATAAAAATTATTTAGGTGAATAATTAAGCTACTTTAAGTGATGGATCATTTGGATTTGCTACTGGTTTTGGTTTGGCCGCTTCTTCATCACTAATCCGCTTCAGTTCTTCTTTTGCATTTGATACAAGTGATTTAGGCATAAGTCCTACAGCAGTTTCTTTGCTTATAAGTCCAGCGGCTAATGCTGTATTCAAAATATCAACCTTCTCTTTTACATTTTCGGGCAGGAAGTATTCAAACTTTGGTTTAATCTTAAGATTAGCGGCTGGTTTTAATTTTGGATCAATCATTATCAATGCAGCCTTTAAGAAATTGTACCTGCGCTGTACGGATTCACCCAACAATTCCTCATTAATAGCCGCTTTCATGTGAGTGTCCATGAAGATCATCTTGAGTGCTACTCCACTCAAATCACCCAGTCCTTTAACCTGTTCAAATGAAAAGTCTGCGCTATTGGTCATTGAGTAAATGAGCTTGAAAAGATTCTCAATCTCCATGCGCATAGATTCTGGTGCATTATCCCAGGTCAGGTAGTTTGCTTTGGCGCCATTCTTACCTATTAGTAGTTTTCCGGAATCGTCTTTATCAGGAAATCCAAGTACATCGCCTTCTGCAAAAAGTATTGGTGAATCAAAACGGTCATTCGTGTCTGCATGATTTGACATTTTCTTTTCAAGCCGCTCAATCATTGATTGAACATCTGCCCACTCGATAGGATGAGGATAGTAGATAACAGGTATTTTACCGATGTTGTTTGGAATTCCCGCTAATCCATCACCAACATATTGTTTTTCTTGGCCCTTGCTGTCCATATAGGTAAAGCTGTCATCAATATTTACGATCCAATCAGTTCCGGCAACCTTTTTATAGAAGTAATGGCGATCTGCAGTGTAAATATCCAAATGCTCTTCGTCAACCAAAGTGCCGCTTGTGTCATCGATGACTTTTATTTTATATCCCCTTCCAAAAGCTATCATGTCATTGTAAAAATCATACACTGGATAAAGATCATCGCAGCCGGTCCTTGCTATTGGATCGTATGACTTATGCATGATCTGATTTTTCATTTTAAAATTTCCGTTTACACCTGTTCCTTGCCAGAAGGCAGGATCTGTTGATTGCATATACCATAATTCTGCACACTCGCTTTCGCTCATGGCATGGCGTGAAATCTTTTTGAACTTGAAATCCATTTTATTATCCTGTTCGATCAATTTAACACCATCAAACATGGCCGTTTCAACATTTCCGTTTGGTGTGCATTCAGGAATGGGCGAACCGAGAATGGCCACTGCCTGGTTGACTATCTTTTTTTGAAAAGGAATGCCGATGCGGGTAACATCAATAAAGCGTTCAATCTGCTCTTTTCCTTCCTCGTTGGATGATGTAACTTTCTTTTTTGGGCGCTTTGTTTCATCAAAAACATCATGCTTTAAAGTATTGTACTGATTGATAGCATTGGTAATGCACATCACATCCTTGTTGAATTCTAAAGCAGTTTTGAGCTTTGAAATGTCATTGTCGGCAATCAGGCTGTTAAGTTGTTCGATAGTCATAGTAAAACAGTTTATAGAAATCCGGTTTGATATTTAAGTTTTGATTCTGGCTTGCCTTTGAACTTTTCAAATTGATCGGCAAGAGCTGTAAGAACGAGGTAACGCTTAGCATCACTAATATGTCCGTGTGGCTCGTAGGTAATTTCGGTTTCTGGGTCTTTTACTTTTTCCTTCAGCATCTTTCCTTCAGCATCTTCCTTAACGACCATATAATCTTCAATAGAAGCAAAGCAGCGATCAGAAATAGTAATAGACCATCCGTTTAAATTCTGTTCATAAATAGCGTTTATGAACGCCGCTGATAGTGCAACTTCAGGAGCTGACTTCCTAACCTTGTTTCTTACGTGGTAGCCGCTTTTAGTAATTACTTCTATGAACTTGTCATAGAATGATCGGCTGTTTTCATCTACAGTGCTTCTTTTGCTTGCTGATGGATCACCACACACAAAAACAACATCCTTATGGTTTTTACCTTTTAACCAGGTAGCAACCCTCGCTGCAGCTTTTGGAGCATTATTATCTGGAGACTTGCTTAATACTTCGCCTACCTGCACAATGTTAGTCCCACGTATCTGCCAGATCGTTGCTGTTACGTAAGGATTGACGTTATCATCCAGGGAAATCCATACAACACCAGGTTCGTAATCAACCTTACCAACATGTTTTGTCTCATCAAACTGTTTAAAGAATTCATTGCCGGTTTGAATGGTGCCCCACTCTCCCATTACATTTACCCGGTAAGCATTGAAGTTTCTTGTTTTAAGGCCTTCGTAGTAGGCAATTAGGTTTTCGTCTCTAAACCCATACGTTCCGCAGGGAGAGCCAACAATCCAGTAATTATCGTGGTAAGTGGTTTTAATAACAACTGTGGTACCATCAGAAGAAATCTTTACATAGCTGTATGGTCCCGGCAACGTTCCAAATTCAACGGTCTCTATCAACTTAAAACTATCGATCAATCCTTTTTTTACCCAGCTCAATTCAGATACCGGGTTCCATGAAGCAAATACTTTTTGGCCAAATATCCCGCGGAGAGAAAGTTGAAACTGTTCATACTCTGTAATCTCAAACTGGTTAAGTTCATCCAGGTTCAAAAACTTGTACGACTCGAGCCCTTTTGCTTTTTCTTCATCATCCAACCCTTTAAGAACAATTTCAGATTCCTTAAGCCGGTTCCTGTACATAAACTCCAGAGTAGTAAATCCTCCTTTAATTCTCATGGATGTTAATGCCAGGTTGTAAGACTTTTTAAGTGTCGTTTGAATCAGGTTTGATTGCTTACGAAAAGCAATAGTGTTATCACCGTGGATGATCGATTGTTTTGCCGTTACCTGTGCTACTGATACTGTTTTGGATGAAGATTTGCCGCCAAAAATCAATACAGTTCTGATTGTTGGAACCTTGATAATGTTATTCAGGATAAAATACAGAGGGTTAAACCAGCTCTTTTTGAACCGGATTGTAGGCGATTCTTGTATGGCAGTATCAATCAACATATTCTTCTTCTGCATCCATTCCCAGTCTCAGGTCATGAATGTTTTCAGTCTTTTCTTTTAATCCTAAATCGCGGGCAATAATGTTGGCATTGAATGAACCAATCGCAGCTCCTTCAAACTTTTGGTGATAAATAATTTCCTCTATCCGCGTAATGACCGTAGAAAAGTCGGCAGATGCAGTTTTCTTAAATTGCCTGAAATAAGCGGTATTACAATTCAGATAAAGACAAAGTGATTGAAGTGTGTAAGGCCTTTCTGTAGGCACTTTAACATGCTCTCCAAACCTATCACCGGCTTTAGCAGCTTCTGTTTTTTGTTTTGGATTTCTATCCATCCATTCAAAGTACTCTTCGGCCGCTTCCCACATTAATTCAGGACTGGCAAATAATTTATCGCGACCATGCTTTGACCTTTGTTTCCAAAACTGGTTGCCGGGCTTAAACTGAGTGTCTTTTCCTTGCTTTTTGGGAGGAAGTTTTTTTTTAGATGCTTTTTTACTGTTAGCCAATGCTTACCTCCTTCATTTTTTCAAGAATAGTGTCAACCTGTGAATGGAATTCATGCAGGCACCGGTAACGGGTATCAGCCTCTTTTATCATTTTGCATGTCCAGCTCTTGTCCTGGTTTAAAGATTCGGCCAGGTTCTTTGCAAGGTTGCGTGTAAAAAATCCGTACTTAACTATGATGACAGCGATGAATAAGCTTTTCTGTTCGGTTTTTGAATGTTTGTAAATGTTGCCGCGGTATTCTGTAGGTTCTATGTTTTGAACTTTGCAGAAGGAAAGAAAATCGTTTGAGATATTGGTAAGGTCTGGCGAAATATCGGAGCGCGGAACAAACTGAATAAGTTTTGCGTAAGTCTGAGGTTCCTTTTTGTGAAGAAGCTCACCTAAGTAAGCATATAGTTTTTTTGAAGGAGTCAGGATAGAAGCTGATGTATTCATATCAGCTATTAAAATTAAAATCCTTTCCTGTAGCGGGTTTGATCTTGTTGCAAAGAAATTTAGCAAACGATGCCCAAAAGAACTTCAACGGCTTTTTTTTGTGAGCCGCTTAACGATATATAGCGGCGATATAATTCTTCAGGTGATGTTTTGCTTTCAAAGAAATCAGCATCGATTATAAATCCTCTCATGTCTTCAATGCCATAAGCTTTGCAGATGATGGTGAGGGTTTCGTTGCTTGGCTCTGCTCTCCCTTCCTCGTAACTTCCCAGGACGGGGCGGTTAAACCATTCGGCGCCGGCTTCTCTGATTGCCTGGGCAGCTCCCTCCTGCGACCACCCTTTTAGATTCCTGGCTTTCTTTAGGTTTTTGGAAAAAACTGTTTCTGGCATAGCTTTTCAATTAAGATGCTGTTTTGGAAAATCGTTGCATGATGCGGGGAATATCTTCTTCGCACTTAGCATAAACTATGGTTTTGCTGTTGACTCTAACAGGAATCATTTTAGATAAATCCTGAGAAGCAGTCGTGTAAGACTTTTCCTTTTTTTTGATTGTTGGTATGGAACGATGAAAAGAGCTGATGGCAGAAGTAACAATCTTCTTTTCCTTTTTTGCCTTTGGTGGCTTTGGAATTTTGGGGGCTTTTAAAACCTTGGGTTTAATCTCTCGCTGGATTTTTTCTTTGGCAACCTTTGGCTTTCTTCCTTGCTTGTATATCCTACGCTCAATTAAAAGTTGAACTCTTGTTTTGAGTACGAGGTTATCTACTTCATCAGGGTTTTCTTTTTTCGAATCGATGTAACACAGTACAAAACCTGAAGGAATTGTTTTTCCGGCTTTTAACCAGTTGTAAATGTGCAGGCGAACACGTTTGTGATTCTCGTCTATTATGTAGGCGAGTTTTTTTCCAAGCTTTGTATTATCGTGGCGAACAATGGTACCAACAGGATAACAGTCTCTCCTTATTTGGTATGATTTGCCGGGAGTAACACCAACCTTTAGACCAAATTCTTTATTGATATTGGTGATGGTTCGCTCACTGAATCCGTAAATTTTTTGTAGTTCTGCATGGTTGCTTGTTTTCCATCGCTCTTTGTAAAGAGTAATATCTTCTTCTTTCCAGTTTTTAATTAGTTTGGTACTCATTAGTAATTGATTTCAGGATTCCAACAAATAATTTGTCCGTCAAAAGCTTTGCCTTTATCGAAGCAAGGCTGAAGCAACCAGTCATCCCAATCTTGATGGGATAAACCATCGTTAGAAGCAATTTGCTTTTCCATCGGTGATAGAGTCTCTTCAGTTACGCATTTGTCATAATCACTTCAAAATCCCATGTCTTTGCGACAGTGATCCCCCATGGAACAAAACAAACCTGCTTTGATGCGTATGGTTTACTACTCCAATACCTCGGGCTAAATACATCTCCTTCTTTCCACCGGTGGCCGGCTCTTATGGTGTGGCCTTTTGGTTTGATGTCAAGCTTCCTGATTTCATTTATTGATTGAATTCCTGGAATATTTAACTCCCTTCCTAATTCTGCCATCTTGCTCATGCTGATTAATCCACACTCGTAAAGCGAAAGGAGAATCTTTTGAGGGAACAATGTTTCTTCTCCTTTCTTTGGATGCTGTGCAGGAAAATGGCGGCTGAATGATATTACTTTCACTAGGTTGCTTTGTTTTATTTATTTGATTGAAAATTATGTCACAGAAGTCCATCCCCTGATTTAGATTTTGTTGCGTCGCACTCTTGTACGGTTTGTTCTTTACTCGGCATTGCGGTAATGTCCTTAGCTAATCCGGCAGGTATTAATTGGAAAACATCAAAGCCTTGTGATAGTAACCATCTATGCTGCTCTGATTCAAGTTTGTTGAAGTATAAATATTCTGTTCCTGCTGAATAACCTGTACCACCACTATTGCCGCCCCAATTTATTTGAACAATATTTGGTTCAAAACCTTTCCCGTTTTCTTTTACGATAACAGATTTGATTAACCATGATCCTTTTGAGTAAGGACTAATACAATACAAGTGCTTTGCCTCTGCTTCTGTCATACTGCTGAACGGTCTTAAATGCAACGCAACTTTCATTTTATCCAACGAACAAAGCCAAAGCATATACTGAGAAAATAAGCCAACGCACCCTTCATACCAAACCTCACAATCTCTTGCTGTCATTTTGTGATGCCTATACTGTTCGTCAATCCAAATTATTTCGCACTGGCCCCCTACATATAAATTCAAATAGTTGTTTATGTCCATAATGAATAGTTTTATAAGTGTTGATAAGAATTACTGAACGATAAAGTGCTTGCGACGCAACAGACGATGCTCAAAGATTTGCTGCTGGTATAACAATTCTCGTTCATGATTATTTTATTTATTTAATGATTGAATAGCTGCTTTAAAACCTGAGATGAATGATCTTCTTTTAGCTCTGTACACATCAAACACATTACATAAATTGCTGTCGGATTCTCCCCACCCTACAGGAAAAGGAAATTCACGCTCTGCCATCTTCTCTATTTCTTCATCAGTATACCTATTAGATGATTGATTTATTTGATTGTCCGACTTTACAATTTCATATCCATAATCATTTAACACAGTAAGTATGTTGTCTGCTAATTGATCGCAATGATCTGTATTGTGGATGCCACTATTGTATAAGGCTGTTGTTATTGGCTCTCTTTTTTCTTCTATGGTGTCAGCGGTATTGCTACTAGCAGAACCTGTTGTGTCACTCTCTTTTACGTTCTTATCGCTATTGAGCATTAATGGAGTTTCGTCTCTTATCACACCAAACCTTATAGTTGAGATGATTTTGTAAATCCTCTTTGCTAACTTTTGCGTATCGGTAAAATCTACATTATTGAAAGGGTCTTGAAGCCTAATGGCTAATTCGATTGAAAATTCTTTTACTAAATCTTCCATGATTTATTTAGTTTTTAACTGAATTGGTTTGCATTTATTAGACGTACTTCTAATTCTTGTGCCGGCAAAAGCAACTCGACATTTGAGTGCGTAATTCCTTCGGGTTTAAAAATGCTCATACCTGAAACAACTTTATCTTTGCCTTCATAATGTTTCATGAATCCTATAAATGTTACCCATACAGGAATACTATCTTTTATTCTGATAATTGACGGCTGTTTGTTGTATCTGCCATTGTAAATGCCGTCTGGTAGTTTCATTTCTTGTCTGTACTGGATGAAGCAATATTTTTTCATAATGAATGATTTATTTAGTTATTTGATGATTAAAAAACTCCGTCAATTGGATAATCTTTTCTTATCCCGCTTTTGATGGCACAGCCAAAGTCGGCACATGCATCTGGCAGATCACAATGGTCGCATGGCTCAAAATCGTCGTCATCGTCATAGTCTTGCTCAATAGAATTACCAACCGTACAAGAGTGCGACGCAAAAGGCTCTGAAATCTGCTCAGGTGCTTGGCTAATAATTATCCCTCTGTCTTTTTCTTCTGATAGTATGCTTTTAAGCATTTCACGAACGTTATTTAAAACCACAGAATGTGATGGAATGTTTTCGTCGATGTACTTTATAACATCTAATATTTTATCTTTCATGGCTTTAGTGGTTTTTAGTAGTAAAGTTTTTCCCTTAGTTCCTGCGCCTGTTTACGCATTTTCTCAACAGTCTTTGGTTTTTTGTTCATGTACTCTAAATGATCTGATTCTGATTCCAAGTCAAGAATCTTATCCTCTAACTCATCTTCCTTTTTATGGCATGAACGACAAATAAGTTTTTGAGAGTTATACTTCTTTGTTTGGTAGCCGTTGTTTAAATCAAACCATTGGCTGCAATCGCAAAGACATGGCATATCCATTGTTTCGGGATTGTTTTCAAAATGTTCTTTCATAACTTATTTATTTTTAAAACTTGTTTTCTATTTAGATTGATCTTCTAAAAATTCTGTTCTAAAACTTATTTGCCAAAACATTGAAACCGGTGTTATCCCGCCTCTTGAATCAACAACCCAATAGCCGCTATTTTCGTTGTAATCAATTTTACCCTCCATGTAGAAAGTATATCCTTCTCCATTAACCCATGTTCCATAAACTTCCTGACCTATAATAAATGGGAATCCGTTGAAGTCTGTGAATAGCTTATTGTCTGCTTTGGCTCTTTCTTGACCGAACCATTTTAAAGGCGCTTCCATAATTTTTTATTTAATGAATATTTTTAAAGTTTTCCCTTCATCCTGATAACTAAGTATAACCTTATTACCATCCTTCCAATTAACATAGCTTCTCCCCTTTTCATCAATAACTTCAACACGGGTAACATCTTCTATTCCTTTTTTAGATTGATCTTCGCTACCTACTGTAATCGAAAATTTATCAAGCAAATGTTCTGCTGTGTGTTTGAGGCTTAAATGGTATAAGTCTTGATATTGCCTGCTAGGAATGCCTTCAAACAGTCTTGGGGTAACGCTGTCAAATTCCTGCATTAATTTTGTAATACGCTTATCCTCCAACTCTTTAATTAACTCATCCTGCGTTAAGCTACCTACTGATGATATAGGTGTTTCATAACCGTTCTTTCTTAAAATATCAACAATGGCAGCCATTGTATAGTAATCAAGTTGCAGACTGATAGGTTCCACCTCGTAGCCATCTGGGGCTTGTCTTTCCATTGCACATTCACCAGTTGTAAGAACTTGTTTCAATTCATCTTTCCCGTATTCAAAAAGATGTGGCGCTCCGCCAATAGCTGACCACAATTCAAGCAAGTCGGTTTCGGTAATTTCTTCTATCTGTTTCATTTTTTCTTATTTATGCGTTTTAGATAACTGATTGCATTTTTTACTGCAAACGAAAAACTGCCGCCATAGCTTTGTAATTCAACACTATCCTTTTCAATGTAAACGGCTGTTTGTTCAGGCCAAAACTGTACGCTTATCTCATACTTGTCGCTAAACACCAATAAACCCTTTAGTAATTCTAAATCAATTTCATTCGGCAAAACCTCTTTCATCCCACCTACTGATACCTTTGATAGTAGGTTTGTTTTTATCCAGTCAATTATTTTAAAATAATCTTTCGAAAATTCAATTCCGCTAACGTTATTTGAGTACCATTCATTAAACTCTTTCTCCCAATCTTTACTATCCAAAATGGCGGTTACTTTATCTTTTGTTTCCTGCGGTATTTTTTCCCTTTCTCCTTCAAGGAAACTCCAATCCTCTACATGGTCAAAATTCTGTTGATTGTTCACTTCTTTACTTTGTGAAGCGTAGGATTCCATTGCTGCTATGATAGCTGATTTTGTTCCTACCGTTTGTTGAACATTTTTAAAATGTGGTAAAAACTGATTTAAAATCTCTTCTGCTGTCTTATTCATGATTTGATTTTTTATTTGATTGAATGAAGCTGTTGTATTCGGTTTCTGTGGCTGGCTGTGCTTTGGGATTAAACCATTCAAAATATGTTAGCCTTTTATCTCTAAAAGCAACTCTTTCTCCTTTAAAGTAATCCCATGCTGCAACTTCCACTATCTCACCGTCTTCGTGTTTTAAATATTTTGGCATCTCTTCCGGTTCTCTTTATTACCACCATTCCAACTTTTTGAATATTGATGGAAACTTAGATAACCCCATCCAACCACTGCAAGTAGTTAGGTATTGACCATCGTCAGCGCATTTTAAAATATCGCCTATTTCAAATTCTGTTCCCGGATAATCAGCAATAACCTTATATCTCGGCTTTAAAAGTTCTTCAATATTTAATGTCTTGTTCATTTGTTTTGTCTGTTTTTATAATTGCTCAATAGAGATTAAAAAAGTACAAGAGTGCTAATAGTACTTGTTACATATTGTTTTACCGTCGTCATTACTCTATTAGATAACAAGCACACCAGCGTCTATTTCTTCCTGGTTCCTTGTTTCGATACTTGTTGCTTGTTTAAATAATTCGGGACTCCACTTTGACTTATCGGGTTTTACAAGCTGGCATTCCAATCCAAGGTGATTACACATTTCCTCGATAAGCTTTCCTGTTTGTTCATTACGGCCAACCTTCGAAGCGATTCTTTCTTTTATGTAATCAGGCATTGGCACCCACTCACCTGTTTTATCGTCTTTGATCATCTTTCTAAAGTTTGCAGGCTTATTCAACCAGCCGGCATCTATCCGAACCAAAACCTTGTGCCCTTTAAAACCTATCAGGTAATCATACAGCTCAAAGAATTTCATGAGCCCCACTGTTATTTCTCCATTGTACTTCATGGCCACTCCGGAACGACTGACGTCAGGGTCGACACCTATGATAATGTCGAAATCTGCTAACCTTTTTACTTGTGAAATAATGTTTGCCATGATCTAAAATGCATCAGGTCCGTCTTTATCAAATATTCCGCCTTGCCTTGCCCTTTGGCTCTCAGTTCTCATGTCTGGAAATGTTTCTTCTTCTGTAAGCCTTCTATAGTTTGGCCCAGGTGAAGCGTTAGAATTTTGAACAGGTCCTATCTCACTAATACTTTGAGTGCGTTTATCAAAATCAAGAACAATTTTTCCCAGTTCACCATTACGGTGTTTAGCGATCTTTAAATAAATGATCCTTCCTTTATCTGCATCTTCTTCAATTTCTTTCTTGGAGTGCCCAAAAAGAAACATAACTAAGTCTGCATCCTGCTCTAGTGCTCCTGATTCACGTAAGTCTGACAATTGTGGTTCCTGATCAGATCTTTTTTCAATATCCCTTGAAAGCTGTGAAAGAGCTATGATAGGAACATTCAATTCTTTTCCAAGTCCTTTGAGGCTAGCGCTGATATTTGCTATTTCCCTTTCCCGGTTCTGCACATTACTTTCACCCTCAACACCATTAATAAGCTGCAGATAGTCTATTACAATTAGGCCACAGCCCATTTCAACCATCTTCCTGACAGTGTTTCTTACTTTTTGAAGTGCAGGCCTGGCTTTATCACATATCCATATATCCAGAGCTGATAACTTTTGAATTCCTTGTGTAAACAAATTCATCTTCTGCTCTTCATTTAGCCTTCCTCCCCTGATGGAACTCAAATACATTTTTGCTTCGCTGGCTAACATCCGCTGCCCGTTCTGCTTATCCTTCATCTCGATTGAAAGAATACCCACACCTGTTCTTTTTCTTTTCATCTCTTTCAATATCCTGGCTGAGTTTTTTGCTATTTGAAGAGCTGTAGCCGTTTTGCCTTTTGATGGCCTAGCCGCAAGAATGATAAGATCCGTGTCCTGAAATCCACAGGTGATTCGGTCAAGTTCTTTAAATCCTGATGGTACGCCTGTTAGCCACTCATCTTCCTTTCGGTGTGAGTTTTCTTCTACCTCTTGGACAACCTCAATAAGCACTTCGTTAAGATGCCTGATATCGCCAGAGCCATCATAAGAGCTCACCTGCTTAACGCTACGTTCGAGATCGGAAAGAACATCGTCAGGATCAGAATAGTCTTCGTAAGCATCGCTCAAACATTCACCTGCTATCCTGATCAATTCACGGGATTTGAATTTTTTAAAAATCGTTTCTGCATGTGCCCGGGTATGTGCAGAAGAAACAACAGAGTTTGTAAGTTTTGTAACGTAGTAAGGTCCTCCAACCAAATCCAATTCTTCTCGGGTTCGTAATTCTTCAACAACCATTGGAATGTCTATAGGCTGGCCCTTTTTTGAAAGTGATTCCATGGCTTTGAATATTCGCTGGTGACTATCCACGTAAAAACATTCAGCTTTAAGAACTTCAGAAGCAACTTTAAAAGCATCGCGTTCAAGCATGATAGCACCAAGTACCGCCTCCTCCATATCTTTTGCCTGAGGCGGTACCTTCCCGTATATCATGGTTGATAGGTCAGGTGGAGTTTTTCGCCTGTTCTTTTTGTCCCTATTTAGATTTGTCAAATCCATTTTGTTCCTTGTCTGCGAACGTTAAAAATGTGAGGTAAGCTGATTTTCGTTTTTTAAGATCATTCCAGTTATGCATTGCCAGGAATATCTTTCCAACAAATGAACGGTCAGGATATCTCTCTTTGATTTTTAAGTATTGGTCGATCGTAAGAGGTTCCTTCATGTGTGATACTGATGGAGCTTTATTCTTTATCCACTCCTGAACCTGTTTAAACAATTCAATTTCTTCGGCGGTGTGTTTGTTCGGCTGCGCTAATGCGTCGCCGTTACTCTCCTTTTCTTTACTTTCCTTTTCTTTTCTTTGTGTACCAATGCTATCATTTAAAGGAATTAATGTTACATTTTGATGCTTTGATGTAACATCTTTGTCGATTAAAGAGAATTCTTTGATTATTTCTATTGTTTTCGACCTATCCTTTGCTTCTATATACCTGCGCTGAATGCCTCGTGAGGTAAGAATCTTGAACCTGTCAAAAACCCCTTTTTCAAAAAAAGAACGTTTGACCAACCCAATTACCACCTCTTCAACTAACGCACCAGTAAGTCCATTACCAACACGCTTCGCAAAAAGGAGGCTTTCATCTTTACCCCATGAATAATAATATCCGTTTCTATAAATGTGACATAGGAGCCTGATAGCTATAATTTCTCCCTTCATCCCAAACTCTGATGATACGAGCTCAATCTTATCGTCATTGAAAAAATCAACGTCAAAAGGAAAATAGTTAAGTCCTGTTTTAATTGTTCTTGCCATAAATCAGTTGATGGTTTTGAAGTGTCTGTTCACATAGATTGAAATACTCACTATTCAATGCATCATCTTCGAATGGCCTGTTTAATTCTGTGGTGAAGTGTATTTCCTTAATCGCCTGGATAATTCCATCGCCTGTTTCAAATAACCAATAACGAAGCTTTCCAAGTGATTCATTAAAATCATAATCTTCTTCACTCAGATCAAAAAGTTCAGTGTAATTAGTCCTGCACATTTCTTTACCAGATATCCTGTAAATCTTCCATCCTGATTTATTAAGATTTGTGTCTCTTAGCCTGTCGCGTTCTTCGTTGTGATATTGTGCACCATCCAATTCAAGTCCTATTCTTAAAGCAGGATTGCCAAAATCAAGATGATAGTTCAACACTGGGTATTGAGGATAAAGAACAATCCTCCCTTTGCATCTGATAGTCTGCCACGCCTCAAACTCAATCGGGGTCATTATCTTTTTCCAGTCATATGGGTAAGAAGAAACCCAGGAGAAAGGATTTGATAAATAAAGCTGGTGGTTTGATAGGTAGAACTTTTTTAAAGCAGTGAGCATTTGAAAATAAGAAGCTGCCTTTTGAAGATTGACGTTAAGTTCTACCTTAGTAGAGAACCATTCCTTGAACTCATTGCTGTTTACAATCTGTTCAATACTTAACCACTCTTCGCTTGCCATTACATTAATTCTTTTACGTTATTCAATAGTTTGGATAGTACGGTTACAAGCTCGCTTTGAGCTATGGGTGTTTGCTTTTTTAGATTCCTGATCATGGAACCATAAACTTCATTTCCCGACATTAATTCAAGGAAATAGTTATCATCAACCTGGAATAATCTTGCTCCATGTATGACGTAAATAAAACCGTAGTAGCGGTATGCTTTGAGTTCTATTCCTACGAGTTCTTTTTGATTTTCCATTTGCACATTATTTAAGAATTATTAATAACGTCGGTACATGCTTTAACAGGTACGGGCAAAAAAAATTTAAGCGATCAATTGTGTCTGCATTCTCTTTTCAAGAGCGTTTTTACAATTACGTACAGATATCTTCCAATAGTTATGTTTTAACTCAACGCCGATGGCCTTACGATTCATCAATAAAGCCTGGTAAGGTTCACTCCCAATCCCAAGGAAAGGAGTGTAAATAGTATCACCTTCGTTTGAATACATGATAGTTAACCTTTCAATAGTTGGAAGTTGTAAAGGGCAGATGTGTTTTTCATCTCTCTCTTCTTTGGCTACTGCAGTATTTAATGTTTTGCCGTAATCAATATCCATCCATACCGGGGTTGAATATTTATTTCTAACCGATACCGGCAACTGCATATAGTTTTCCTCTCCGAGTAATGGAAGTATCATTTCAAAATCGGAATCATAATTTTCAAACTGCCATACAGGGGATGCGAATTGCTGCCAGGTATCAACAGAGATGGACATTTTAACCGGGTTGTTTCTTTCACCGTCCTTCCTGAAAACCAAAACATAATCAGGAATGCCAACCCTGGACATGGTGCTATCTTTTTTGGTCTGCTTGTGCAGCAATCCAAGAGCCTTTGTCCTTTGCATTTCAGTTACCGGATTCTTCCAAATAGTAATTCTTGAATGATAAACAAAACCAACCGATTCCATTAACTGAATAAGAAGTCCTGAAAAGTCTTTTAAACCTATGTAACCGTGCTTACCTTTTTGGATTGGAGTGTCCATGCAATGAATACAAACATTTCTTCCTTGCTTCATTACCCTGAACAATTCCGGCACTAAAAATCCCATGTGCATCATTAGCTCATCGAAAGATTTTGAATTGCCCATGTCTCTTTTATCCTTGTTGTACACGTACATTTCAGGGAATGGAGGAGAGAAGATCGAAAGACCAACTGATTCACTTTCCATTTTTGCCGTTTCTTCAACACAATCACCTTTTATAAGTGTGCAATCATGCAGCCTTGCGATATTGTCCATACAGTTCTTTATTGAATTTTATGAGTTGTTGTTTCATTTGGTAATCTTGGGATTCTTTGATTTTCAAAGCCTGCAGAACACTTTGCATTGTATCGGTAATAATTATCCAAACATTCACAGCATGCAATTGCCCGTATCTTAATTGCCTCCTGATGGCCTGGTAAAGTTTTTCAAACGAGAAGTCAGGAGAAGCAAACACCATGTTATGGCAGTTCTGGTAGTTAAGCCCAAAAGAGCCAATTTTTGGTTTTGTAATTAATACGCGGAATTCATCTTTCTGAAATCCCAACAGTTTACTCTTTTTGTATTCAGGTTTGTGAGATCCTTTAACCTGGATAGCGCCGCGGATATGCTTTTCTAAATAGTCCCCATCATCGTCATGCTCAACCCAAACAATAAATGATTCTTTGGATGAATTGACAATATTTACAACTTCAGAAAGTCTTTGTACTGCTGATAGTTTAACCTCCTGATGGAAGTTGGTTGAGCTGACAGCAACATCATTAAATAACCTTCCTTGTCTTTGTGGTGTTATTATCTGCTGTTCAAATAGATTAAGTTTTGGAAGGATATAGCCATCATCATCAAAACCTAAATCTGATGGCTTTGAAAATGTAAGTGAGCAATTAGCCACTGAGCGCCAAAAATCATCTTGTGCATGTCCTTTAAGCCTCCATGATTGAGTGTCGCCGCCATCATGAACAAAGTATGTAGCAAGCATTTCCTGCCGCGTCATTACGTTTAAAAACTCAAAGTGATTACCTAGCTCCATTGGGTCATTAGGGGAAGGCGTAGCGGTTCCTGCAAGCTTAAAAGGAGTATTTCTAAACCGATCAATGATCAAGTTTCGATAAGCGCCTTCAAAGTTTTTAAGAATGGAACTTTCATCAACAACGATACCGCCCAAACCATTAATAAAGTCATCACTTAAATTTTTAAGCTGTTCATAGTTGGTAATCTGAATAGGAGAATTGCTTTGATCTGCCTCCTTAACAT